GACTATTGCGCTTGCTTTCTCCATTACGGAAGAAGCAATCGAGGATAATCTTTATGATCGCCTCGCCTCTCGCTATACGAAAGCTTTGGCACGCAGCATGGCCAACACCAAACAGGTGAAGGGTGCAGCTACGCTGAACAACGCTTTTGATAGCACGTTTGCGGGCGGTGATGGTAAGGAGCTTTGTGCTACTGATCATCCTCTTGTGAACAATGGATCGCTTCGTAACGAGCCCAGCACCGATGCTGACTTGAACGAAACCAGCCTTGAGAATGCTCTTATCGACATTGCAGCTTTTGTTGATGAGCGCGGCCTTAAAGTTTCGGTTCGTGGACAGAAGTTGATTATCCCCCCCGCACTTCAGTTCGTGGCGGATCGTCTTCTTGAGTCTACTCTTCGTCCAGGATCTTCGGACAACGATGTTAACGCAATGCGTAACATGGGTATGCTCCCACAGGGTTATGTCGTTAACCACTATCTGACGGACACGGATGCATTCTTCATTAAGACGGATGCTCCTCGCGGTTTCGTTCACTTTGAGCGCATGCCGATGTCTACGAAGATGGAGGGCGACTTTGATACAGGCAATGTACGGTTCAAAGCCCGTGAGCGTTATAGCTACGGTTACTCTGATCCTCGTTGCGTGTACGGATCCAAAGGCGCATAAGACTAAGGGGGAGAGGAAACTCTCCCCCAACTTATTCCTGGGAATTTTAGCCCTAGCGACTGTCCCAGCAGACGCTTACGAAGACTCTAGGGCCTATCTCTCGTAAGGAGAAATCTACTATGGCTAACTCAACATTTAACGGCCCAGTACGTTCCGAAAACGGATTCAAAGACATCAGCATTGCTGCCGTTACGGGCGTGGAAACCACCAACAGCACCTACGGCACCAATGCTACAATCGGGGGCAGTATTTCTAACCCCACCGGCATGATTGCGGCTACGGTCTCTAAGACGCAGATGGCGAATGGCTTTGCTGCTGCGATGGTCAAAAACACTCATTATCTTTCCCCTGCTGACGGCGCTGCAATTACAGCCACGCTACCCGCTCAGGCAAGCTCGACTTCCGGAGATGTTATTATCGTTGAATACCAAGTTCTCGCTGCTAATGGTGCAACCCACAAGTTCGGCACTGCCGGTGAGTTTTTCCTGGCAAAATCCGCTGTGTACAAGATGACAGGCGCGACAGGCTCTGCTGTCGGACTTATCAACACAGTTGATGTAGCGGATGGTACTGCCGATGATTTCCTTAACCTTGTTGGTCTTACTAACTCGGGTCCTGGTATCGGAAGCTCTGTGGTGTTTACCTTTAACGGAACCGTCTGGCGGGCCGAAGCTCGCTGTACTTCTTCTGGTACAGGCGCGGCTGCAAACCTTTCCGTATTCGCTACATCGTAATCTTTTGGGTGGGGGTTTAGTCGCTTCCACCCCTTTAGGAGGAGTTCGACATGGCGGATGCTGTAACGAAAACTACTGTGGAAGACGGCCCTAAAAAAGCCATTATCTACTGCACAAATACAAGCGACGGAACCGGAGAAGCTGCTGTTGTAAAAGTAGACGTATCCGCACTTTCGTCTTTGCAGGACGGAACGGCTTGTACGGGCGTTCGCATTGAGAAGATTAAGTTCTCTAATGTTGGAATGGGTGTCAAACTTCTTTGGGATGCTTCCACTGATGTTATCGCGGTAGAGCTCCCGGCTGATTCTTCCGATACTCTAGATTATTCCGACATAAGTGGTCTTCCTAATGTTGCGGCTTCTGGTGGCAACACAGGGGACATCCAGCTTACAACTGTGGGCCATAGCAGTGGTGACACATATTCTGTCGTGCTTCACTGCTTAAAACAGTACTAAGTAAAATGTCTTATAGTCTTGACCGAAAAAATGAATAGGAATTAATTATGTCAACTTCTGGTTCGGTTGATTTCAACTTAGACATGGCTGAAATTACAGAAGAGGCTTTTGAACGGTGTGGCCTTGAATTCAGAACAGGATATGACGCCAAAACAGCCAGGCGTTCTTTAAACCTTTTGTTTGCGGAGTGGGCTAATAGAGGTTTGAATCTATGGACTGTGCAAGAGATCACTCAAACCCTTGCACGATATTCCTCAAGTTCTTCTGTAGCTACATACCCGATAGGCGTTATAACGGCTACGGTAGGCGCTTCAACGAATCTTGTTGTTGGAAGAACCATAACCGGATCTACTAGTGGAACGACAGCGCAAGTTATAACAAAGCCTAGCTCTACGACTATAACCATAACTGTTCCGACAGGACCTTTCACAGCTGGAGAGACTATTACTAGCTCGGCCAGTGATGACTCTGGTGTTTCTACAACTATTTCTGCCGACCCCAGCCTCACGGATGTGCAAGCGTCCGTTGATATTTTAGAAGCTGTTGTGAGACGAAGTAGTTCTGATATTGGGATCAGTCGGATAAGCCGAGGCGATTATATTGATACGCCTAGTAAAACTAGCCAGGGGCGCCCTTCGCAATTTTACATTGACCGCCAGATAACACCGACAATTACTCTGTGGCCTTCTCCTGAGAACTCAACGGATCAGTTGATTTATTATCGTATTAAGCGCATTGAAGACGCCGACTCCGGAGTGAACAATGCGGAAGTACCTTTCCGTTTCCTTCCATGCTTAACGGCGGGGCTTTCGTACTACTTATCTATTAAACGTTCTCCAGATAGAATTCAGATTTTGAAAGCTATTTACGACGAAGAATTTCAAAGGGCGTCTTCCGAAGACAGTGAGCGCACGGGTCTTCGTTTAGTCCCCAGTTACTCGTCATTGAGTATTTAAAATGTCTAGATACGCCGCCGCTAAACATGCAAAAGGAATCTCCGACCGTTCCGGGAGGGCCTATCCTATTCGCCGTATGCTTCTTGAATGGAATGGTATGCTTGTTGGTTCAGACGAGTATGAATCAAAACAACCCCAACTTGAGCCTAAAAGAGTTCGCTCGGATCCCCAAGCTCTTCGTGTTAGCCGGCCATCCCAATCGGAACCGGAAGTAGCTGCGATACTGACATTAAATCCTTTTCAGTCAGGATCCATTGGGTCTGCCGTCATTACCGTTATGGAACCGGGGCATGGAAAATCAACAGGTGATACAGTTCGTTTTAGAACCGTTGAAGCTTTTGATGGATTTACGGAAGCTGTTTTAGAATTGTCTAGCGGGTATTCAATAACCGTTCCCACCAACGATGATGGTGACCCAGAGCCTGACCTCTACACGTTCTCAGCATCGAGTGGAACCGCAACCGTTGGTAACTTGAACGGGGGAGGAGGGTCTGCTTCAGCAGGACCCGTAACATTACCCGCGTTGCCTGTCGTTGATTTAGGTAATGGATACATAACCTAGTAGGAAAGTGCTTATGGCTTACACATACACAACCTTGAAGACGGCAATACAGGATTACGTGCAAAGTACGGAAACTACTTTTGTAAGCCAGCTTCCTAGATTTATTCTAAACGCAGAAGAGCGCATTTTGAAAGAATGCCAATTAGACGTGTTTCGTAAGTCTTCTCAAGGTACAGCATCCAACGGAAATGCTTATTTGCAGAAACCTGATGATTTTTTGTCTCAAAACTCGTTAAGTGTGATTAATTCCTCAAGCAAAGAGTTCTTGTTATACAAGCAGGCCAGCATGTTACAGGATTATACGCCTGACCCGACAACTACGGGCGTACCTCAGTACTATGCCGATTGGGATGAAGTTACATTTTTGTTATCCCCAACTCCAAATGACAGCTTTACTGTGGAGTTACATTATTTCTACAGACCCGACTCTATAACGACTGTTGCTAGTGGAACGACGTGGTTGGGGGATAATGCAGAGCTCGCTCTTTTGTACGGCTCCTTAGTTGAGGCCTACACGTTTATGAAGGGTGAGGCTGACCTTTTGAGCCTTTATAATCAGCGGTTCCAAGAAGCCATAAAGTGGTTGAAAAACCTTGGTGAGGGTCTTCAGACCAGAGACCAATACAGGTATGATCGTTTACGGAGGGATGTGGCGTAATGCATGGTCCGGTTAGCGCAAGTGAGATTGGTGATGCGCTGGTATTTACAAGCAATAACGGGGGTCACTCCCCTGAAGACATAGCTGAAATGGCGTTGAACAAAATAATGACGGTCTCAGAAACAGCCCCTCCCGTCATACGGGAACAAGCGTATGCTCACAGACAACGTTTGAAAGAAGTGTTAGTATTTTATATGAGTAAGATGTGTCAAAGTGAGAGAACGACTATCTGGTCTTTAATGAAACAACAGGGCCATGATGATATGGCAGAGATAATAAGGAGGCTATAATG